TCCTATGACTTCGGTCCTAACCAGGGGCATGGCACTCTGTCCAATGTGGCATCCCGGTATGATAGTCACTCAGTTTCCAAGGGGCATTATATGAATGCCTCTAAGTATGATTGGAAAGTATCTTCTTACAACGATATTTATTCAGTTGATTTGAGAGACGCCTTTAACGGTGATGCTGGTGCTGTATTTGTGTTTATGAAAACAGACGTTGCCTGGGGTTTTGGGGGAACTAATTATGCTATAAAGTTAGGAGCTGATGACGATAATTTTATTGAGATTCTAAAACACGCAGATGCCGGCAGGATGAGTTTTGTATATGAATCCGATGGAGAGACCAAGAACATGAACATCTTGGGCATGGCAACAATGGGCTGGTTCTGCGGTGCAATAATGTGGGATCGGCTGGTTGACGATAAGGTGCGGGTTTGGCTGGATGGGGTTGATACTACCGGCGCAATAACCCTGGGAACTTGGGCCGGGGATCTGGCAGCGACCCTTTGCGTGATTGGCGCAGATGAAAACGATGGTGGCAACTGTTGGGCTGGCGGTCTTGGAATAACAGCGATCTATAACCAGGTTCTTTCAGATGAGCAAATGGCGTGGTTGAGTAAACCATAGTGAGGTAAATATGAGTGTGCGATTCATGCAAGATCAAGCATTGAGGGCAGCCAGGGAAGGGCGAGATATCGCAAGATATCAAGCTGATCAAACCGTAACTGCCGCTTTTGTAGTTGAGGTTGGGGCTGCTATTTATTACAATATTCCCGCCGGTAAACAGGTTATTGTTACAAAGATTTTCGTTGGATGCGAAACCGTAGATGAATACGTTGCCGGATATTTGGTAGCTTGTGATGCCGTAGCAGGCGGAGGAACCCCCGTTCAGAAAACAAGAGAAATTCACAATCACGTTGGATCCAAGAAAGACGGTAATCAACATGAAACAGTTAATGCCTATCCTCCATTTTGTATTAAATATTCCGATGGTCACAGATCAATTTCAATGGCAATGAAGGCAACGGACACTGGAACGGTAGTTGGCTTTGGTTGGAGAGGTTGGATTGAGGATGAAAGCACTTTCTCATAGAAAATATGTTAATAACGTGTGGCGTTATTAACATTTAGGGAGTAAATTATGGCAGACGCTAAAGAAGCACAGGCAAAACTACAATCTGGCGCGGACAGGCTGGATTCAAAACGTCCAGACCTTGACCGGGCTTATAAGACGTTAACGGGAAAGCTAGGAGATTACGACAACTTGTGGGATTATTACGACGGGGATCAGCCCCTGATGTACACGGCCCGGAGGATGGCTGATTTATTCGCTGATTTGGACATGGCTAACTTTGTAGAGAACTGGTGTTCTGTCGTGATTGATGCAGCCAATGACAGGATCCACCTTTCCAGTGTTTCGGTAGAGAACAAATCAGATAATGATCTGCTGGAAAATACCTGGCAAACCCTTGATGTTGGCCTGGAAGCCTCAGACGTCCACGAAGCTGCCCTGGTAGTTGGGGAAGCCTTTATGATGGTTTGGCCTGATGAGAATGAAAACGTTGAGATATTTTACAACGACCCCAGGTTAGTTCATTTATTCTACGATCCGGCAAATCCTCGGAAGAAATGGTACGGGGCCAAGTGGTGGGTTGCTGGGGATAATACCATGAGAATGAATCTGTATTATCCTGACAGGATTGAATATTACGGCACAAAGACGAAAGCCAAGAATGTAACATCTTCCAAGGCGTTTGTTGAACACTTCCAAACGGATAAAGAAGACAGTAACATTGCAGAAAATCCTTATGATGAGATTCCTATATTCCATTTCAGATCAGAGCGAAGAAAGATAAAAGGGGATCTGGTAAATGTCATTCCTCTGCAGAACGCTATCAATAAGTTAGTCACTGATATGATGGTTGCTGCTGAGTACGGCGCTTTCAAACAACGCTGGATTATTTCAAATGCAGATACGGTAGCCCTTGAAAATGCCCCCAATATGATTTGGGAAATCCCTGCCGGCGATGGGCAAGGGCAAAGCTCCCAGGTTGGTGAGTTTGATGCCACTCCCCTGGATAACTATATCAAAGCAATTGATCACATGGCCACAACCCTGGCTATTATTTCACGCACTCCAAAGCATTACCTATTCCAACAAGGCGGCACTCCCTCTGGGGAAGCTTTAATCGCAATGGAATCTCCCTTGAATAAACGATGTTCAGATCACATTGATCAGTTTGTTCCCGTCTGGAAAGAGCTGGTTACTTTCGTAATGAAGGTTCTTGGGAAAGATGTAGAAAAAGACGATATTGTAATTACTTTTGATAGTCCGGAAAGTATCCAGCCAAAGACTGAGGCTGAAATCAGGACTGCATCAGTTGGTGCCGGCATTCCATTGAAAACACAGCTCAGAGATGAAGGGAAATCCGAAGCATGGATGGATCAAATGGACAAAGACAAAGAGGAAGCGGACAAAGCCAGTTCAGAGAATCTTGGTGTAGCCTTGCTTGCTGCTATAAAGGCAGCCAACGCCCCCGATATGGCCCCGGAGGATGAAGAATGAAAGACAAGATAATTGAGATACAAGAAAAGTATGACCGGAGGGCTAATTTTGCAGCGTTACCTCGTCGCTATTACCATGGCGAAGTTGCCGGCGAAATCCTTGCGCTCCAGTTTACCGAGGCACAGAACCTCTACTTCTGGAAGTCTAATATCCTGCGGTTCCTTGGGCCAGCAGAGATAAAGAATCTATACGAATGGCTAGAAAAGTATGTTCCATTGAATGGGAGTGAGAAACAAGAACGCCGCCCGGAGGATGAAGAGTAAATGGTTTTCCCCGTAGATATTCCTATCACTCCTGAACCATCCGCGATAGTCAAACGGATGCAGGAACACAGTAAACTTCTGCTTGCCCAGGATGCAGATACTATTTATGCAATGGGTGAACGCTGGATCGTGATGGAGTCAGCCCTAGAGGCACAAATAACGCTTCTAACGATGGAAATAGCCGAGATGGGAGAGTTAGTTACCCAGCAATCTATTTTCAAGCTCCGGCGGTATCAGGCATTATTAACTCAAATGCAAACAGAGATGAGCGCTTATAACCTTTGGGCAGCTGATTATGTTGCACAGGGTCAAATGCGGATGGGCGTAATAGGGGTTAGTCATGCAGCCGAGGCCGTAAACCTTGCATTACTTCAAGGTGGGGCGTCTGGGGTTGGTACCTTTTTTGATACGTTACCAATCTCAGCTATTCAGTTAATGATTGGAAATGCTGGAAAAGGTGGTCCCGTTTATACCTTGCTTCAAGAAAACTACCCAACGGCTGTTGAGAAGATGACGAATATCCTGATCAATAACGTGGCGATGGGAATGAGCCCCATGGTAACGGCCAAGCAGATGATGGCAGGAATGGCCGGGGGATTATCTCACGCTTTGACTGTGGCCAGAACTGAACAGATGCGGGTTTACCGGGAAGCGTCCAGGCAGCAGTATGAATTATCGGGGGCAGTTCAGGAATACATGAGATTTGCATCCAAAAGCGGTAATACTTGTGCGTTATGTCTCGCACTCGACGGGGAGATATATAAATCAAGTGAATTGATGTCAGTCCATCCAAATGATCGATGCGTAATGATCCCGGTTGTTAATGGCGTGAAACCCCCTCAATGGGAAAAAGGGGAAGATTGGCTGAAAAGACAGGATGAAGCAATGCAGAAACAGATATTAGGACCCGGCGCCCAGGAAATGTGGAAGAACGGGGATATTGAATTGATGGATCTTGTAAAGAAGGTCGAGCATCCTACCTGGGGGCCAAGTTTACAGCGTGTTCCTTTGAAGGATTTGTAGTAAGAGTTTATTAATGTGCGGGAAGTAATTTTTATTCTATAATGGAAAACAGATATTATTCTCAGCCAGTGGGATATTGGCAAACGGGCGGGAAGCCCGAAGGAGATTTATAGACATGGGTACTTTGAAAAACGGTTTGTATTTTGCCCCAGAAGATGGCGGCGCCGGGGGATCTGGCGAAGCTGACGGGGAAGAAAACCAGGGTGAACAGGCTGATGTGCTGGTGTGGGATACATTTCACGAAAGTCTTAGCCCGGAGCAACAGGCGTTGATTGCAACAAGTGAAAGTGGTTTGAAAACAGCCCTTTCCACAGAGCGGGATAATCGGAAAAAGGCAGAAAAGGATTTGAG